AGCACGCCGAGCTGGTCACCCAGCGGGCGACCTGGGAGACGCTTTGGGAGGACATTGCCCGGTATGTCATGCCGCGCAAGGCCGGGCTTTTCACCAAGGACAGCCAGCCCTCGGTCGAGGACGAGGTCTATCTTTTCGACGCGACGGCCGTCCGCGCCAACATGGTCCTGGCCAATGGCCAGTTGTCCTGGATGACGCCGATGGAGAGCCGGTGGTTTTCCCTCGAGCCGCCGGCCGCCATGGAAAGCGAGGACGAGATCAAGCAATGGTTCAAGCGTTGCACCGAGACGATGCACGGCGAGCTGGCCCGGTCGAATTTTTACACCGAGATCCACGAGCTGTATCTGGACCGCGGCGCGTTCGGCACGGCCTCCATCCTGGTCGAGCAGGGCCGGCAGAGTTCGCTCAATTTCACCAAGCTCGACATCGGCAGCTTCGCCATTTCGGAAAACGAAGAAGGCTACGTCGACACGCTTTCGCGTGAATACGAAATGACCGCCCGCCAGGCGGCGCTCAAGTTCGGGCCCGACGCCTTGAGCGACACGATGAAGGCCGACCTGGCCAATCCGAAAACCGTCCGCAAGTTCACCGTCATCCACATGGTCTACCCCCGGGGGCCGGGCGAGATCGAGCTGGGCAAACGCGACGCGCCCAACAAGCCCTTCGCCTCGGTCTACGTGGAAAAGGCCAGCAAGCACGTGCTCATGGTTTCCGGGTTCGACGAGCAGCCGTTTTTTGTCACGCGATACCTCAAGTGGAAAAACTGCGAGAGCTACGGCTACAGCCCGAGCTGGACGGCGTTGCCCGAAGCGAGGCAGCTCAACTTCCTCGAGAAGCAACTCGACAGCCTGGCCGAGCTGACCGCGTTCCCGCGGGTGCTCATCCCCGCGGGCTTCGACCAGGACATCGACCTCCGCGCCGCCGGCATCACGTATTTCGATCCGAACAACCCGAACGCCATCCCCAAAGAATGGGCCACCAATGGCCGCTATGACGTGGGCATGAACCGCGCCGAGCAACGACGCAACGCGATCAACGAGGCGTTCCACGTGGATCTTTTCAAGATGTTCGCCCAGCTCGAAAAACAGATGACCGCCCGTGAGGTCATGGAACGCAGCTCGGAAAAGCTGATCCAATTTTCGCCGACCTTTGCCCGCATGACGACCGAGTTGTTCAACCCGATGCTCAAGCGCATCTTTGCCCTGCTGGCCCGCCAGGGGAAATTTCCACCGCCCCCGCAGCAGCTCGTCATGCTCGGCGCCGTCCCCGAGCCCGAGGTCCACTACAACAGCCGCATCGCCCTGGCTATCCGCCAGCTCGAGAACGCGGCCTTCATCCGCACCTCGGAGATGCTCCTGCCCTACGCCCAGATCCGGCCGGACATGCTCGACAACTACGACTTCGACGAGATTTCCCGCGACATGGCCCGCAACGACGGCCTGCCCGCCCGGTGGCTCATGGACGAGGAGATGGTCGCCCAGCAACGTGCCCAGCGGGCCCAGCAGGCGCAACAGGCCATGCAAGCCGAGCAGCTCGAGAAGACCGCCTCGGCCCTGGGCAAAGCCGGCGCCGTGCGCAATGACAGCATGGTCGCGCAAATGATGGCCGAGGAGGCATGAGGCCCGCCGACGACAAACTCGCCGCCCTGGACCGGGAACGTGAACGTCAGCGCACGATCAATGCCTACCACCGTGTGTTTCTGGGCGAGGAAGGAAAGGCCGTCCTCGAGGACCTCAAACGAGCGTTCGGCACGGAGAGCCAAGTCTTTCTCCCCGGGCACGACTTCAACCCGATCCCCGCAGCCATCCGCGACGGCCAGCGGGGCGTCGTCCTGCATATCGAGGCCATGCTGCGCCGCCAGCCCGCGGCCGACGGCGACCTCGAGGAACCCAAACGCAAGGTGCTGAAATGAAAACCAAAGCCGCTCGCCTGGGGCGTGATGTCTTGACTGACACCGAGCCCGCGGAAATCGCCGAGACGAGCACGTCCACGGTCCCGCCCGAGCTGGACCCGCTGCTCGGGGACAAGACCCCGGCCTACGTCGAGTGGCTGCGCGACAACGCGCCGGTCGAGTTCCACCGCCGCTACGCCGGCCGCCGGACCCACCTCGGCTACCACCCGCAATAATTTTATGGAAACACCCATCGAAACCCCCGCCGAGACTTCGCTTCTCGACACCGGGGACACGCAACAGGCCGCGCCGGCAACCGGTGCGGAAAACAACGCAGGGCTCTCCACGAGCACCTACGTGCAACCGGACGGCACGCTGGCCGAGGGCTGGACCAACAACCTGCCCGACGACGCCGTGCCCTACAAAGAAACCCTGGCCAAATACAAGACCGTGCCGGACATGGCCAAGGCCTTGGCTCACGCCAACGCCCTGGTCGGCAAAAAGCTCGGCGTGCCGAACGAGAAGTCCAGCCCGGAGGAAGTGGCCGCTTACCGCAAGGCCCTGGGCGTGCCCGAGTCGCTCGAGGAATATGACTTCACGCCCGAGCAGGTGCCCGAGGGATTCGCCTGGGACAAACAAGCCATGCAGCCCTTTGCCGAGGCCGCCCACAAGCACAACATCCCGCCCTCGGCCATGAAAGAGCTGGCCGGGCTCTTCGCGCAATACGAGTCGAGCAAGCTCGATGTCGTCCAGGGCATGTTCGACCAGCAGCGCCAGGAGGCCATCGCCACCCTGCAAAAAGAGTGGGGAGGGGACTTCCAGAAGAATGTCGCCGTGGCCAAGCAGGCCGCCAAGCTGGCCGGCGTCAATGCCGGCAGCCACGGGTTCAGCGATCCCGAGGTCGTCCGCGGCTTCGTGCGCCTGGCCCAGATGATGAGCGAGGACAAGATCGGCCGCAGCCTGGCCACGCCCGACATGATGGGCGGCAAGGCCCGGGCCACCGACATCATGCGCAATGCCGAGAACCCTTGGCATAAACGCTACGCCGAGGGCGATCCCGAGGCCGTCGCTTTGGTCACCGGCCTGCTCAAGCAGGCCTAAGAAATCGCAGGATAGAGAAACGGTATCTCGTCAGCCCCATAAGCTGAAATTCCGGGTTCGACCCCCGGTCCTGCAATTTTTCATTTTGTGTCTTGACTGACACCTCATAAAAGCGTAATCGTCGCAGCAGAACGCAGACACCTCCTCGTTGGAGCCTGCTTCCACAAGCCCGCAAGCCGAAGACCCCACACGGGACACTCGGGAGGCCAAAGGGAGCAAAAGCAACCAACCAAAACTCAACCAAGGAGGAAAATCCCATGTCTGCAATGACTCAGATCCCTGAGCACTACACGACCCAGTTCGACCAGAACTGGCGTCACCTGGTGCAACAGAAGAACTCGCGTTTGCGCGAGTATGTCACGCTGGACTCTATCTCTGGCAAAGAGAAGAGCTACAACCAGCTCAGTGAAGCGGCCATGCAGCTCATCACGAGCCGCAGTGGCGAAACCCGTATCTCCGACCAGGCCACGGCCAAGCGTTGGATCCGCCCGAAAGCCTACGACACCGCGAAGTTGTTCGACGAATTCGACGAGCAGTTGCTCGGCGAAGTTGTCCTGCCGACCAGCCCGGTCGTCCAGTCCCACGCGGCGGCCTACGCCCGCACCGCGGACCAGGTTATCATCGAAGCCCTCGGCGGCTCGGCTTACACCGGCGAAACCGGCGTGACTCCGACTTCCCTGCCCTCCGGGCAGAAGGTCGCCGTCAACTACGTCGAAACCGGCAATGCGGCCAACAGCGGCCTCACCATCGGCAAACTCCGCGCCGCCAAGTATATCTTGGACAGCAGCGAGGTTGACGAAGAGGAGGAGCGCATCATCGTCGTTTCCGCCAAGCAGCTCCAGGACTTGCTCCGCACCACCGAGATCACCTCGGCCGACTACAACTCGGTCAAGGCGCTTGTCGATGGCAGCGTGAACACGTTCATGGGCTTCAAGTTCCGCAAGACCCAGCTCTTGCCGCTTGCCAGTGCCACCGACGTGCGCAGCACCTACGTCTACGTCAAATCCGGCATCGTGCTCGCCGAGCGCGGCCTCAAGACCCACATGGATGTCCGCACGGACCTGTCGCACTCGCTCCAGATCCGCTCGGTCGCCAGCCTCGGCGCCGCCCGCCTCGAGGAGAAAAAGGTCGTTGAGATCGCCTGCGACGAAAGCCCGTAGTCTCTTGACTGACACCCGCAACAACTAACCAGGAGAAAAACTACCATGGCTACGTTCAACACCGCAGAATACACCAAGCAAGCAGACGGCCTTTTGAGCAACCGTGTGGCTGGCCAAATCGCCAGCGGGGACACCCGCATCGCCGAGGCCGTTTACACGACCGCTGGCACCGAGGCGGCCGCTGACTTGGTCAACGTCATCACCCTGCCCATCGGCGCGGTGGTCCTTCCCGAAAACTGCCGCTACGCCTACGAGGCGTCCGGCGGCACCGGGACGGCCATCTCGACTCTGGGCGACGCCGGGGACGACGACCGCTACAGTGCCACCAGCGTGACGATCACGTCCGCTGGCACCACCGCGGTCACCCCCGTCACCGACCGGGTGCTGACCCGCTACGAGGTCACAGCTTCTACCAACACCGTCATCGCCAAGCTCGGCCTTTCGAGCGGCAGCGTGACGGCCGGCAAGAAGATCAAGTTCGTGATCGCTTACCGCTTGCCCTAACCGGCAATTCACAACCCCGCTGGCAGACCGGGCAATGTCTGCCACTTAATTTATGACTGACGTGCAGATCTGCAATTTGGCTCTCGCACGCCTGGGTGACGCGAAGATCACGACACTCGGTGACGCGACAGCCCAGGCGCAATACTGCACGCTTTTTTTCAACCAGACGGTCAAGGAGCTTCAGACCGATCTGGACTGGCAATTTTGCCGCAAGCTGGCCACCGCCACGGCCAATGGCACGCCGCCGGCGTTCGGCTACGCCAACCGTTTCCCGCTTCCCGCGGACTTCCTCCGCGTCCTGCGCATCAACGGCGTCGATGAGGACGAGAATTTTTCCAAGTGGGAAATCATCGGCGGCTTCATCCACACGTCGCTCACCGGGCCGATCCAGCTCGATTACCTGGCCAACGTCACCGACACGACGACCTTCCCCCCGATCTTTGTCGAGCTGCTCACGGCCAAGCTGGCCGCCCACCTGGCCCTGCCGCTTACCGGCTCCAAGGAGCTGTTCGCCCAGATGGCGCAGATCTACGCCGAGTCGATCCAGCGCCCGAGCGTCACGAGCCTGGTCATCGCCCAGGCCAAGGACCGGTCGGCCGCCACGATCAGCAACGAGGAAATCTGCCGGCAAGCCATCCTGCGCATCGGCACGGCCGAGCAGCTCGGGCCTTCCACACAAGGCATGCTCCTGGCCCAGTCGCTTCTGCCCCAGGTGCGCGACCATCTGCTCCTGGCCGGCTCGTGGACCTGGGCCAACAAATCGACCGTGCTCACGGCCGACACCCTCTGGCCGGAATTCAAGTGGACCTACAGCTATGCGCTGCCGGCCGACTGCCTGCGCGTCTACCGGGTCAACGACACCGGCCTGCGCGAGCCCGAGGCGGCTTGGGAAGTGCAAGGCGGCCGGCTCTTGACCGACGCCGAAAGCGAGGCCCCCGAATGGCTCACCGGCCGCACCTACGCGGTCGGCAACGCCGTGACGCACGAGGCCAAAGTCTACCGGTGCCTCCTGGCCCACACGGCCGGCACGTTCGCCACCGACCTGGCCGCCAACCGCTGGGTGCTCTGGGCCGGCGGCGTGCTCTGCTTCGAATACATCGCCCGGGAGACCGACCCGACCAAGTTTGACAACGGCTTTGTCGAACTGCTCTCGGCCACGCTGGCCGCCAAACTCGCCGTGCCCCTGGCCGGCGACGTGGACAAAGCCCGGCTGCTCTCGGCCGAAGCCGAAGCCCTCTTGAAAACCTCGGCCATGCGCCGCGACTCGACCGAGCGCCGGCTGCGCATCAAACCGGCCTGGGTCGATTCCAAACTCATCCGCGCACGGTATGCCTAAATTCGACTTCTACCCCAGTTTCAACGCGGGCGAGGTCTCACCGTTCATCGATGCGCGGACCACGCTCGAGAAATACCGCAGTGCCTGCCGCACGCTGGAGAATTTCCAGATCCTGCCCTACGGCGGCGCCGTGCGCCGACCCGGGTTCCGCTTTGTCGGCCAGGCCAAGCGCAACAACCTCCGGTGCCGTTTGATCGGGTTCAACTTTTCCACCGCCACCCGCTTCATCATCGAGTGCGGCGAGGGCTACATGCGCTTTTGGAAAGACGGCAACTTAATCGTCGACAGCCTGGGCGACCCGGTCGAGGTCATCACGCCGTATGACGAGGCCAGCCTGCGCGAGCTGCAATTCTCCCAGATCAACGACATCATGTATTTCGCCCATGCTCGCTATCCGGTGCACAAGCTCTCCCGGTATGCCGACGACGACTGGGAGTTCGAGAAGGTCAATTGGTTCTACCCGCCGCTGCGCGAGATCAACATCACCGACACGACAATTCGCACGAGCGCCCTTACCGGGAGCGTGACGTTGACCGCCACGGCGCCGATCTTCGAGGC